AAATAGAAAAAGTGGGTAAGGAAAGACAAATTAGAATACAAAAACAAAAAAAAGAATACTTTGATAGAACTGGTAAAAAATTACACATAGAGGAATCAAACTAATGGCAAAAGTAAAAATTATTAAAAGCATACGTAAAAAATTATTTCCTTTAGAAGTTAAAAAAGGACCTGGTGCAGAACAAAAAATTGGTGACAAAATTTTTAAACTTGATCCAAAAACTCCTTATTATAACGTTGATGAATTAGGTTCTCCTCCACTTCATAGAGGTGGTGGTGCTTCTGGAACACAAAAGAAAAAACAAAAAGAAGTAGGTAAAAAAATTGAAGAAGGCTTTAAAAAAAAAGACAAAGAAAAAAGAGACAGAGATTTACAAATGGGTGGAACAAAATATTATCAAGGTGGTGGAATTGCAAAACGTGGATTAGGTAGAGCATTTATGAAAGGTGGAAGAGTTAGATAATGGCAAAATACGCAACAGGTAAATACGCAAAAGCAATATCTGATAGATCTGGTATGGAATTTCCATTTAAAGAAATGGTTAAAGAATGGAATGGATCTTTTGTGCACGTATCAGAATTTGAACCTAAGCAACCACAATTAGAACCAAAACCTATGAATGGTGATTCTATTTCTTTACGTAATGTTAGACCTGATAGAACAGAAACAGCAGTTCCTAATCTTTTACCATCAAATGCTTTTACGATTACTAATGCATCTGCAACAGTGTCAGTTAATGAACCAAATCATGGTAGATCAACAAGTGATACTGTTACATTTAGAAATGCTTCTAATGTTGCAAATTTACCTGCAGCAACAATAAATGCATCTGGAGGGTATACAATCACTAAAGTTGATGATAATAATTATACCTTTAGTTCTGGAGTTACAGCTTCAGTAACATTAGAAGGAGGAGGTGACATAGCTTCAGCAGGGCCAGTCACGGTAACACCATGATAAAAAAATTAAAAAATTTTATTGCAAAATTATTTAGAATTAAACAATGTAAATGTGAAGGAGAGTGTAAATAATGGCTGGATTAAGTGCATCAGGATTAAAAACACAAATAAGAAGTTATACTGAAACAGATTCAAATGTTTTAACAGATGCTGTTTTAGAGAATATAATTTTAAATGCACAATATAGAATATTTAGAGATGTGCCTATTGATGCAGATAGAAAACAACAAACAGGTTCAATGGTTGTAGGACAAGATCAATTTAATGCTCCAGCAGGAGCTTTGTTTGTAAGAAGTATACAAGTTTATGATTCTACAACTGCTGTTACAGGAGCCAATAATTATTTAGAAAAAAAAGATTATACATATCTACAACAATACGTGCCCTCAACTGAGACTGCAAAAAGAGGTAAACCTAAATATTATGCTATGTATGGTGGGGCAACAGGGGAATCTGACACTACTTCAGGACGTATATCTTTAGCTCCTACTCCAGATCAAGCTTATAAATTTAGAATACATTTTAACATAATGCCTGCTCTTTTAGAAAATAATGATACTAATTATATTAGTCTAAACTTTCCAAATGGGCTACTATATTGCTGTTTATCGGAAACTTATGGATTTTTAAAAGGTCCAATAGATATGTTGACATTATATGAAAATAAATATAAACAAGAGGTACAGAAGTTTGCTAATGAGCAAGTTGGTAGAAGACGAAGAGATGACTACACTGATGGCGCTGTTCGTATACCGGTAAACTCAGCAAACCCGTAGGAGATTAAATTATGGCAATAACATCAGCAGTTTGTACAAGTTTTAAACAAGAACTTTTAGTTGGTACACACAATTTTACAGCAACAACTGGAAATACTTTTAAGATAGCTTTATTCACTAGCTCTGCAACTTTAGGTGCAAGCACAACAGCTTTTGCAACGACCAATGAGATTACAAACTCATCTGGAACGGCATACACATCAGGCGGAGCAACTCTTACAAACATAACTCCCACAACAGATAGTACAACAGCCCTTTGTGATTTCACAGACGTAAGTTTTACTTCAGCATCTTTTACAGCAAACGGTGCTTTAATTTATAACTCATCAGCTTCTAACAAAGCTGTTGTGGTTATTGCTTTTGGTGGAGACAAAACAGTTTCTTCTGGTACATTCACAATTCAATTTCCAGCAGCAAACGCAACCGACGCAATCATTCGATTAGCATAAGGAGGTCCTCCTTATGGCAAACACTTGGAATCAATCAGGAACAACCTGGAGCACAGGTCGTTGGGGAACTACTGAAGCTATTACAAGTGGTTGGGGTGCTGATTTATGGAATACAGGTGGATCATGGGGTCAAGCCACTGACGAAGTAGTACAATTAACAGGTTTATCTGCAACAATATCTCTTGGAGAAGTTATATCAGGAGCTAATCAAGGTTGGGGTAGAGCTGGTTGGGGTCAAGAGCCTTGGAGTGAAAGTGATAATCCCGTTGTTACATTAACAGGACAAGCAGCAACTTTATCTCTTGGAGATATTACTGTTGATGCACAAATAGCAGTTGGTTGGGGCCAAGATGGTTGGGGTGTTGAAAACTGGGGTGAGTCTGGATTAGTAGTAGAATTAACTGCTCCTGATGCAATGACATCTAATTCAGGTCCTAACGGTTGGAGTAATGGAACGTTTGGAGAAAACGGTTGGGGTATGTTTACTTTAAATCCTGCAGATGTTGTAGGATTAACAGGACAGTCAGCAACTGCTAGCGTTGGATCTCCAACTCCAATAATAGATTTTACAGGAGTATTAACAGGACAATCAGCTACGTTATCTGTTGGAGCAATATCTCCTACAGAAATGTCTGTTGGACTAGGAGGACAAAGTATAACAAGTGCTGTTGGTGCAATAGCTCCAGCAGACGTGGTGGGTATTACAGGAGTTTCTGCTACATTTAGTGTTGGGGATCTTACAATAGATAACACAGAGCTTATTTTCTTAACTGGAGTTTCTTCAACAGTATCTGTTGGATCAGTAACTATTGATGATATGGCTGTAGGATTATCCGGTGTATCTGCAACTTTTTCAGTAGGAAGTATAACTCCTGCAGCTATGACTGTTGGACTAACAGGTCAAGAAATAACTACTTCTGTTGCTGGATTTGGTGTGTCTACAGGGTTTGGAATACAAGCATATCAAGATGTTGACACAGGTGTTAATATAACTTATAGTGACGTTGCATAGGAGAAAAAAAATATGGCATCAACATTTACACCTTTAGGAGTAGAACTTCAAGCAACCGGAGAAAATGCCGGTACATGGGGGACAAAGACTAATACTAATTTAAGCATCGTAGAACAAATAACTGGTGGATTTACAACACAAGCAGTAACTGACGGCGCAGATACAGATTTATCTGTAACTGATGGTGGGACTGGTGCAACTCTTGCACATAGAATTATAGAATTCACAGGATCACTTACATCTTCAAGAAATGTTACTATTCCACTTGATGTTCAACAAGCTTATATTTTAAAAAATTCAACAAGTGGATCACAAAACGTAGTATTCAAATATGTTTCAGGATCAGGAGATAGTGTAACTGTTGCTCCAGGCGCAGTAAAATTAGTTTATGCTACTGCTAACGATGGAACAAATCCAGATATCGATGATTGTGGATTTATAAGTGCTTCATCTACTGACACTTTAACAAACAAAACTTTAACTTCTCCAAAAATAGGAACTTCTATTTTAGATACTAACGGAGCAGAATTAGCAAAAGTAACAGCTACAAGTTCTGCTGTAAATGAATTTACAATTGCAAACGCAGCAACTGGAGCAGGGCCTACAATTTCATCTACTGGTGATGATACAAATATTGATATTAACGTAACACCAAAAGGAACGGGAGACGTTGTTCTTGCTGGTGATACTGTAAAAGTTGGAGACAGTGGAGCAGCGGCTACATTAACTTCAAATGGCGCAGGAACTTTAACAGTTACAACTGGAGGAGCTTCTGATTTAGTTTTAAGCACTAACTCTGGAACAAACTCAGGAACAGTTACAATTACTGATGCTGCTGATGGAGATATAACTATTGCTCCTAACGGAACTGGACAAGCTAAAGCAGTAGATGCAGGAGACAACACAGGTGCAATTAAAATAGCTGGTAAAGAAACTATTTGGATTCCAGCAGTTGCAATGTACCCTAACACTACAAGTGGAGCAGAGGCTAACCAAGTAGAATTATCTAATGGTCCTGAAATAAAAGTTTTAGACTTTGATAAAGATTCAGATGAGTTTGCACAATTTGCTGTTGCATTTCCTAAATCATGGAATGCAGGAACAGTAACTTTTCAAGCTTTTTTTACCGCAACATCAACAAACACAGGTACAACTGCATGGGGATTATCGGCTGTTGCTTTAGCAGATAGTGGTGATTTAAATACAGCTTTTGGAACACAGGTTGTTGCAACAGCAAAAGCACATAGCGGAACCTCAAATGACTTAGATGTAGCGAACGAAAGTGGAGCAGTAACAATCGCAGGATCACCCGCAGCAGATGAGTATGTTTTCTTTCAAATATCAAGAGATGTTTCAGCAGATGACTTAACCGCAGATGCTAGATTACTTGGAATTAAATTATTCTTTACTACTAGTGCTGCTAACGACGCATAAGGAGAATAAATGTCAGGATTTGGTTATCAAATTTTAGGTTTTGGATCTGGAGGAGAATCTGGACCAGACTTTGTCGAAGCAACAGGTGGTAATAGCACTTTTACATCTGGAAACTTTAAAATTCATGTTTTTACAGGAGACGGAAATCTTTGTGTTGCCTCTGTAGGTGGCCCAGCAGGTTCAGAAACTGTAGATTATTTAGTTGTCGCTGGCGGAGGTGGCGGAGGAACGAGCACCGGCGGTGGTGGCGGTGGTGGCGGCTTTAGACAGTCAGCCGGCACAGCATCAGGTTGTTATGCAGTCTCTCCATTAGCAGCGTGTGTTGCAGCTTTAAGTGTAACAAAAGGTGCAATGGCAGTTACTGTTGGCGGTGGAGGTGCTTTAGCATCACCTAGTAATACATTAGCTTGTAGAGGCGGAAATTCAGTTTTTTCATCAATAACATCCACAGGTGGTGGAGGAGGTGGACCAGGTGGTGGTCAGCCAAATCAACCAGGTGGTTCTGGCGGTGGAGGTTCAAGATTAGCCTCACCAGCAGGTACAGGTAATACACCTCCTGTTAGTCCTCCTCAAGGACAACCCGGATCTACTGGACCAAATTTAGCCGGTGGTGGTGGAGGTGGAGCACTTAGTGCAGGAAGTGGTAGTCCCGCAGGAGATGGAGCTGCAACAGCAATTGCACCTTCATGTTTTGGTCAAACATTACCTGGAGGATTTTTCTATTCAGGTGGTGGTGGAGGTGGTTCTGACCAAGCACCTGGATTTGGTGGATTTGGTGGAACTGGCGGAGACGGCGGCGGAGGCCGAGGTGGATGTCGACAGGGTTCTAATCCTTCAGCAGGTCAAGCAGGCACAGATAATACTGGTGGTGGTGGAGGAGCACGTGGATTATGTTCTGGTGGTCCTGGTAATAATGGTGGTAGTGGGATTGTAGTAATAAGGTATAAATTTCAATAATTATGGCACACTTTGCAAAAATATCTGAAAGTAATGAAGTATTAACAGTTAATGTTGTTAATGATTCTGATGCACCTACTGAAACAGATGGACAAGTTTTTTTAGAAAATGTTCATGGTTGGCCTAGAAATCTTTGGATTCAAACATCATACAATACACTTCACAACGAACATAAATTAGGTGGCACTCCTTTTAGAGGAAATTATGCAGGTTTAGATTTTACTTGGGATCCTGAGAATCAAATTTTTTGGCCTCCTCAACCTTACTCTAGTTGGGTAAAAAATACTACAACAGCAAAGTGGATATCACCAATTGGTGACGAACCTGAATTAACTGAGGAACAAGTTTCTCAAAATCAAGCTCTTACTCATACATGGGTGTATGTTTGGAATGAAGACAATCAAACTTGGGATTTGACAAATACTAGAGCCTAATATATACCTATTAACGGTATGCAAAAGAAAGTATTAAGTGAAAAAGCATTGTATCAAGGCAAAGTTTTAATGCCAAAAGGTTTTGAAATAGATCCTTTTATTTTATCTAAATCAATTTTTGAAAGCACTTATATGGGTAAAGATTTTATTTTTACTTCAAACTGGGATAGATTAAATAAATATTTAATAGAACACATACGTTTAAAATATAAACTTAATTTAGTAAATAAAAAAACATGGGGAGATATGTATCTTCCTGGTGAAAGCACTAAACCTATATTAAATATTGATCCTGTAGATTTAAGAAACTCTCCTGATTTTACGTTGTTATATGGAATCAACGCTACAGATTGTAGTGTTAGAATTTATTACGATGACAATAGAAGAAAAGGTCGAAGTTGGGATGTAGAACTTAAACATAACATGTTTGTCATGTTTCCATCTACGAGTTTCTATTATATAGAAAATAATCAAAAAAATTTGTTAAACTTTATTCAAACTATTACTTATGAATTTATCTAATTATTACTGGCACTTTCAATCTGTAATTCCACCAAAAATTTGTGATAATATAATTACATATGCCTTACAGAAAAAAGAAGTCTTAGCTAGAACTGGTGCTTACGATAGTAAAAAATTATCTAAAGATGAGGTAAACAATATGAAGGTTAAAAGAAACTCAGATATTGTTTGGCTTAATGACCCTTGGATATATAAAGAAATACACCCCTATGTGCACCAAGCAAATAAAAATGCAGGTTGGAATTTTCAATGGGATTGGTCTGAATCTTGTCAGTTTACTAAATATAAATTAAATCAATATTATGATTGGCACTGTGATAGTTGGAGAAAGCCTTATGAAAAAGGTCCACAAAAAGGCAAGATAAGAAAGTTATCAATGACTTGTCAACTTACAGATGGATCTGAGTATGAAGGTGGAGAGTTAGAGTTTGATGCTCGAGACTATGAACCAAACATGCGAGATGAATCTAAGCATAAAGTTCAATGCAAAGAAATACTACCAAAAGGATCTATCATTGTATTTCCATCTTTTGTTTGGCACAGAGTTAAACCTGTTACGAAAGGAGTAAGGTATAGTCTAGTTGCTTGGCATCTAGGTGATCCATTTAAATAATGTTAAAATTTAAATTAGATACTCCGTGTACTTTAGGAAGTTTTGAAAAACATAATAAAGTTAAAACTAAACTAATATCTTTAATAAAAGATACTGAGTGTGATGCATTAAAATCAAATAATGATTTAATTCATAGAGTTGATTGGAACAGATCTGCAGATAAAAATAGAAAATGGGTTAAGTATATACTTCCATATTTACAAAAATATTTTGATAAATGTGCAAACAAAATAGGTTACGAGGAGGCGTCTGTAACAAACTTGTGGTTTCAACAATATAATAAAAATGGAAAACATGGTTGGCATACTCATGCTGAGAATTACACTGGAGTATACTATGTTAAGTTCTCAAAGGACTCAGCTAAAACAGAATTAATTAATCCTTTTTCACAAAACAAAAAAATTATAATAAATGCAAAAGAAGGAGATATTGTTATGTTTCCAAGTTATGTTATACACAGAGCACCGGAACAATTAAACAACTCTGAAAAAATTATAATATCTTTTAATATTAACTTTTTAAAAATATTACCAGAACTGTTTGTAAAAATAAATAAATTGAAAGGAAAAAACTTATGAAAATACTTGAATATTTTAAAACACCTATTTGGATGGAGGAGAAACCAGAGTTTGTTAAATCATTATATAAAGCCTCTAACAAATATATTAACGAGGCTAGGAAAAAAGAAAAAGATTGGATAAAAAAATACGGAGATTTTGGTCGAAGTTATCATTCAACACAGCTTACATTAGATAATGACTTTATAGATTTTAGAAATTACATTGGTCAAAAGTGTTGGGATTTTTTAGACTGGCATGGTTATGATATGCAACAATATCAAACTATGTTTACTGAGATGTGGGTTCAAGAGTTTGCTAAAAAGGGTGGTGGACAACATTCAGCACATATACATTGGAATCAACACGTATCAGGATTCTATTTTTTAAAATGTAGTGATAAAACTTCTTTTCCTATATTTCACGATCCAAGAACAGGAGCACGTGCAACTAAATTAAAGATGAAAGAAGAGGCAGCTAAAGGAGTATTTAATGGAACAGAATTAATTCAGTTTAAACCTAAACCAGGGACATTGATGATATTTCCAGGCTACCTTGAACATGAGTTTGTTGTAGATCACGGAAAAGAACCATTTAGATTTATACATGTAAATGTTCAAGCTATACCAAAAGGAATGGCTAAGGATGTTTAAACATTCTTTTACATATTCTATAGTTGAAGAGTATATTGACGTGGATGATGTAACAAAAAAACAAATTAAAAAAGTAAAATTAATTGAAGATAAACAAATACCAGGGATGAACTTAACTTCTTTTTATGATGAAAATAAAAACTTAACTAAACTAGTTGATAAAAAACTAGGTCATATTTTTAAAAAATTTGATTTAAAATTAAAGCACTGTTGGGTTCAAAAGTATTTAAACTATGGTCATCATGCAGTTCACACTCATCACCCTAGACAAAAATCATTTGTGTGGTTTATTGAAGGTGATAAAAATTCTTCTCCAATATCTTTTTATGATGTTGGATATCCTTACGTACATGTAAATAAACCTAAAGATTTTAAATTTATTGTTGGCACACTGTTATTGTTTCCTGGATTTATGCCTCATGAAGTAAGACCTAATAAAAGTAATAATAGATTAATAGTGAGTGGCAATGTTATTTAAAATATTAAATATACCTGAAAAAACAATTACTAAAATTATATCTATTTTAAGAAAGAATACTTTTGAAGACGTTAGTAATATTCATTGTACAGAAAATGGTTTTCAAACTAAGAACATAGTAAATTTATTTGATAAATCTTTGTTAAAAAAAATATTGCCTATTGATGATTTATATAAAAAGATATTTTGGATACACTATATAAAATATAATCAGAATGGTTATCAAAAAGAACATAATCATCAAACAACAGAAAAGTATTCTTTTATACTATATTTAAATAATGCTGATGGTGACACAGTATTTAAAGAACCTATTAATAAAAGAATTACACCTGAGTTAGGTAAACTAGTTTTTTTTAATTCTAGTTTAATGCACAGAGGAGAGATGTCTAATAAGAATAAGGAAGTTTTAGTGGGGGCTGTAGATAAAAATGGCGATTAAAGAAATAAAAAATTTTATGCCAGATAATATTTTAAAAAATATTACTGACACTATAACAAGCGATACATTCCCTTGGTACTACAATCCATTTGTAGCTTTTAAAGGAGAAAATAGTCAAAACATATATTTTACACATATACTTTATAATAATGATAATATTAATAGTTCTTATTTTAAAGATATGGCTTTACCTTTTATAGATAAATTAAAAGTTAAAAAACTAATTAAGATTAAATTAAATCTTTACCCTTATTCTGAAAAATTAATAAAGCACAACTGGCATGTAGATGCACCATTTAAACATACTGTAGCTTTGTATTATATAAATACTAACAATGGTTTTACTTTTATGAAAAATCCAGATACAAAAATTAAGTCCGAAGCTAATAAATGTGTTATCTTTGATGGTCATCATGAACACAGAAGCACCACTTGCACGGACCAACAATGTAGATTAACTTTAAATATAGATTATGAATAATTTTAAAAAAAATAAATATATTATTATTAAACAAGCAATATCAAAAGACTTGGCTAGTTTTGTTGCAAATTATTTTATGATGCAAAAACAAGTTTATGATACTTGTAGAGCTACAAGATATATATCTCCCTTTGAAACAGTATTAGGTCATTATGAAAATAAAAATGAACAAATACCGGATACTTATTGTGCGTATTCTAATATTGCTATGGAAACTTTAATGTTAAAATGTCAACCTATTATGGAAAAAACAACGAGATTAAAATTATATCCAGCTTATACTTATGCAAGAATTTATAAAAAGGGTGATGAATTAAAAAGGCACAAAGATAGATTTAGTTGTGAGATATCAACTACTATGAATCTTGCTGGTGATGACTGGCCTATATATTTAGAAACATCTGAACAAAAAAATATTAAAGTAAACTTAAAACCAGGGGATATGTTAGTCTATAGAGGTTGTGATTTAGAACATTGGAGAAAAAAATTTACTGGTAAAGAGTGTGTACAAGTTTTTTTACATTACAATAACAGAAAAACACCAGGGGCAAAAGAAAACATGTTTGACAAACGTCCACATCTAGGTCTTCCCTCTTGGTTTAAAAGGTAATATATTATGATGGGGACAATAGAATATCCACATACCACCTATTGTCCCCTTCATAGTATTAAAAATTATGAAACAGTTTATTAAAAAATTAAAACAAGTTACTTTAGCAACTTCTAAACAAAGAAAAAAAGAAATGTGGGATGTAGAAGGAATATTAAATAATCAAAAATTTAAGTTTGATACTAGACCCATAAGAAAAAATGCTAAAATAGGTAATTTTGCAACAAAAGCTGATAAGATGGTTTTTAACCTTAAAGATGAATATGTAATTATTGACATACCAGAGCTTATTAAATACATTCAAAAAAATAAAATTAGAGAATTTCATTTACAAACTTTAATATCCAAGCTAGATTGGAATATTATCCTATCAAAATAAGGGTATATTTTTATAATTTTTATTATATAGTTAAGTGCTATGCTACAAAAAATAGGATTTCAACCAGGTATTAATAAACAAATCACAGAAACCGGAGCAGAGGGACAATGGACTGATTGTGATAATGTAAGATTTAGATATGGTATACCTGAAAAAATAGGCGGCTGGAACCAATTAGGAGCACTTAATTCTAACGAATTAACAGGTGCTGGTCGAGGCTTACATCATTTTGTAAATACAGCAGGTAGAAGATATGCGATTATTGGCACTAACAGGGTACTGTACGCTTTCTCTGGTAACGTATTTTATGATATACACCCTATTAAAACAACGACAACTCTTACTAGTGCATTTAGCACAACCAACGGATCACCAACAGTAACAATAACTTTTTCAACATCTCACGGTGTATCTCCTAACGACATAATTTTATTAGATAACTTTACATCAATAACAGGATCTAATTTTGGCTCCTCTGATTTTGATGATAAAAAATTCATGGTTACATCAATTCCTAGTGCCACAACATTAACTATTACAATGCCCTCTAATGAATCAGGATCTGGAGCAACAACATCAGGCGGTATAAGAGTACAACATTATTACCCTGTAGGAACAGCTGTTCAAGAAAAAGGTTTTGGTTGGGGTTTAGGTACATATGGTGGTGAAGATACAGGAGCTGTTACGACCACTTTAAACGGGGCTATAAATGCAAGCACAACAACTATCACTTTGACAAGCGCCTCACAGTTTCCATCCACAGGAACTAGTTTTGTTTTAATTGGAACAGAGATGATACAATATACCGGTATAAGCGGCAACACTTTAACTGGTGTAACACGAGGTGCTCGAGGCACTACAGCTGCATCTCACAGCGACGGAGTCACGGTTACTAATGGTACAGACTATGCTGCATGGAATGAACAGACAGCAGAAGGTTTGGCTTTAGATCCGGGTATGTGGTCACTTGATAATTTTGGTGACAAAGCTATTTGTTTAATACATGACGGTGCTGTTTTTTCTTGGGACTCTAGTTTAGGTAATGCAACTACAACACGAGCGTCAATTATATCGGGTGCACCAACTGCATCAAGACACATGGTGGTATCTACACCGGATCGTCACTTAGTATTCTATGGAACAGAAACAACTATTGGTGATCCAACAACGCAAGATGATATGTTTATTAGATTCTCGGATCAAGAAGATATAAATACGTATGCACCTACTGCAACTAATACAGCTGGCACACAAAGACTGGCCGATGGATCACAAATTAGAGGTGCCATTAGGGGTAGAGATGCGATTCTTGTTTGGACTGACACAGCTTTATTTACACAACGTTTTGTAGGTCAACCTTTTACTTTTGCCTTCTCACAGGTTGGAACACATTGCGGACTTGTTGGACAGAATGCATGTGTAGAAGTTGATGGTGCAGCTTATTGGATGTCAGAAAATGGTTTTTTTAGATATGGTGGTAAACTAGAATCACTACCTTGTTTAGTAGAAGATCATGTTTATGATGATATAAATTTAGCATCTGGTAATCAAATGGTGTCTGCAGGATTAAATAATCTATTTGGTGAGGTTATATGGTTTTATCCGTCTGCCACATCAGATGTAGTTAACAAACAAGTTACTTATAATTATTTTGATTCATCCTCACAAAGGCCTGTTTGGACTGTGGGCACACTTTCTAGAACTATGTGGAGAGACTCTGCTGTTTTTGGAACACCACACGCTTTAGAGTATGATGCAAGCACAGATACTTCTTTTGATGTTGTAGGAAATACAGAAGGTAGAACTGCGTACTATGAACACGAGACAGGAACTGATCAAAATAAAAATGGTACTATAACAGCGATATTAGCAAACATATCATCAGGAGATTTTGATATAAGTCAAAGAAGAGGAATTACAGGACAATCAACTGGTATGGCTGATCTTAGAGGAGATGGTGAGTTTATAATGAAGATAAGAAGATTTATACCAGACTTTATATCTCAAACAGGAGCTACAAGAGTTACATTACAATTAAAAAATTATCCAAACAGCACACAAAGTAGTTCACCTCTTGGACCATTTGATATTACTTCAACTACAACTAAAGTTGATACACGTGCAAGAGCTAGAGCAATATCTTTAAAAATAGAAAACACGGCTGTTAATCAAAGTTGGAAGTTAGGAACTTTTAGATTAGACATACAACCAGATGGACGTAGATAATGGCAAAGATTACACAGATTATAACTAGACCAACACAAGAGTATGATTACACTGTAGCAGAAGCTCAGGCTAGAGATTTAGATGGTATCATAGTAAAACTAAATACTACATATCAACAAGAACTAAAGGATGAGGTAGAAGCTCAAAACTTCTTTTTAAATTAATGGCAAATAGTTTTAAAAATAAAAAAGTAGACTTAACAACAACAGATCTTACAACGTTGTATACGGTGCCAACAGCAACAACTACTGTTGTTAAATCATTGTTAGTAACCGAAGACGCCGGATCAGGAACCACTATAACTATTACATTAGTAAATTCTAGTGGTGCTATATTTAATTTATTTAAAGACAAAGCCATAGGATCAAAGGCATCAACAGAACTTTTAACTCAACCTCTTGTAATGGAAGAGAGTGAAGCACTTAAAGTACAGGCCGTTGACGCGAACGAGCTGCACGTCATAGCCTCAATATTAGAAATACAGCCGCGAGAGGTAACAACATAATGCAAGTATTAAAACCAGCAAAAGTAGAAACAACGTACAGACACAAGCAAACAGGAGAGACTTTTAAGGAAAGAAAAGACTGGGAAG